TCTTCCCATTTCAAATTCCCATGTTTATCGTAACATTCAAAATCCCATGTTGAATAGATTTTAAATCCAGATGAATTGCTCTTCGAAGACTCAATACTTCCTTCTGCTTTATCCTGAAATCCTAATCTGTCCATTCTCTCCCCCTATGCTGAAATAATAATATCATCTTTTGCTGTTGTATTGGAGTAAGGAGTCAACGTACACGTTCCACTTACCTTAACTACCACCTCATCAAGAAATAAATCATGCCCACGTCCATCATATTCAAGCGTCAATGAACATGGATAAACTGTGCTTACATCTGTATTGCTGTAATTAGTTCTATAAACCGTTCCGTCTGCTGCCCCTCCGGCTACTTGGAGAACAGCAAACTGTCCAGATTCTCCCTCTACTTCTGTATGACATGAAAAAGGCTGCGTGAGTTCATCATATCCCCATCCTCCTGTCTTAACATCATATACCAAGAAGACATTGGGAACAGTTGCCGTAGAACCTGATACAAGACCAATCCTGATGACCTGATACATGGAATCAAAATCAATCCAATGTTCTTTCTCATATCCCCTTCTGATGCATTTATCATCTTTCGGATCAAAGTATTCCTGGATATTATCACTGATCATAATGATGGTCTTTCCATCTGTCATGAAGACTCCATATCTTGAAAGAAACACAGCAACTGTTCTTCGGACAATCTTTTCATTCGGGTCAACATTTGGGACATCTTCCACGACTACTGCGGACTTAGCGGAGAATGTTCCAAGCACTGTTGAAAGGACTCTTTTCCCAAAGGTCTCTGGAGAGTATCCTTCAATCAAAGTAAGACATCCTCCATCCTTCCCCTTTTCCTCCTGCCATACCAATAGTTCATTGTAGAACCTCTTGATACAGACTACCTTGTTTGCCCTTCCATCTCCTACGTCCTGAATGGCAGCGCCTGAACCTGTAATCATCATTGGATTAGCAGCATTTGATATGGCTACATATCCTGGAATCTTCTCAAAGGCATATACCCCTCTTTGCTTGAATGAAGATAAAGCATAGCAATCCCCCCAATCATTCATACTGAACGATGGCATGATCTCTACAGAAATAACCATATCATCCGTAAGTGTCTGATTGAACGAAAGTTCATACCAATAACTGAAATATTGCGAACTATTAAACATCGTTGGCTGCTCATCGGTTGGTGCTGTAAATGTAATCCATCCATCTGATGCAAGAGACTTAGAACTAACAGAGGTATAATCATTGATACTCAAAGATGAGAACTCCGTTCCATTCCAGTATTTAGCTGTCATGGTTGTTGATGCAGTCTCATTAGGAACATCTCCTATGGAAATATAGAACCCAATAGCAGGGTCTGTAGAGTTGAAATATATCTTATCGCTTGATGTAATTCCCCCAATCTCGATTGAATCACTAGCGAAATACTTATAGGTTGCTGAACTGTTCTCATAGACATATGACTCAACTGATTCCAATGGGATTCCATCCCAAAGACTCTGCATGACCTGCCAGTTTGAATTATATGTTACTTCACTAACCTCAACTTCAGAATCTAACCCTCCAGAAGAAAGAGATAACCTATACCAATATCCATTGGCTCCAAACATATACTTCGGAAGATGGTCTGATGTCATGGTCCATGTCATGGTTTGGCCTGTAATAGCTAATGTGGCTCCAGCGGAAGCTGTATTGTCTGTGAAAGAACTTACCTCTGCCCATGAACCCTTCCAGTAATGTAATTGGGCAACAGCCGCACTTCCATTAGGCTTTGTGATTGTCCATGTGAAAGTATTTGCCGGAGTTTCTGTCATGATGAAGATACAATTATAGGCTGCCAAAGTAGACAAGGAATCAAGAATGGCTACAGAAGTAGCATCTCCATCTGAAACATTAAGAGAATAATCATTTCCTAACTTGGGAATATCAGGTATGGCTGCCGACCCCTTATAAACAATAAAGTTTGTAACATATTCTGTATTTCCAGAATTCAAATAAGGATAACCAGTGCCATCAGCATATAATAGAATATCATCTATAACAGCCCATGAAGCAGGAAGCATGGTTCCTGTGGTATTATAGACACTTGTTCCAAAGGTTGTCCCAACAGTAGGAGGGTTATTAGTTGCCTCAAGAACATCTCCATCAGACATCTGAGCATAGAATTTTATCTGGCTCTGCTTTCCTTTTGAGAACCCATATAAAGACATAACCTTATTGGTGCTATCAGCAGAAGTATTCAGCTTGGCACAGCCTTTTCTTTTGATAAATCCAGGCCTCAATGGTCTCATATTAACAACTGAACTTAACCCTCCAAGAGGCAACTGGTAAATTTCCCTTACAATATCCATCCCGCCTGTGAGGGGTTGATAGTCTAATTCAGGAATAAGTTTTACTTGTTCTCCATTAATCATAATGCACCAAATGAATTAATCATGGTTTCATAATTGATTTCGCCAGTATTCGTTCCGGCGTAACTTTTCATTGACTGTACGATATTCGACAGATTCAACTGAAGGTCTACAGGAGTTACCTTAAAAGGAGCCTTTGGATGCTGTTTGATTTGAATAATGGCTCTTTCTTCAAGAGGTCCATGAAAAATCTCTGGCAGTTCAGATACAATTCCATAGTATTTGGAAGCAGCCCCTGTTTGGGCAGCTAACGTACAAACCCTTGCAGACGTATAATCTGTAATTGTATCTACCCAATTATCAGTTATATTCTCAATAGTCATGTTGTTGTAATAGTCGGTTATTCCTCTGGCTGTAGAAGCAAGGGTAAGTGAAAGAGCGCCACCAGCAGAAGATGCCCCCATTGTTATCTCTCTCAATCTTTTGTAATACCATATCTTCCCTGTCTCAGAGATATTGTCCATGTCTATACGAATAGAACTTCCATATCTGTAATATGAATATCTATCCCCATCATAGACGCCAGGATGCCTTTCAAGCATATCAATTTTAGAAAGGGGGATTCCATCAGCATTCTCAATATCTTTGATCTTGAAGCAATCTGACGGCACAGAAGCTATGCTATTTGTAAAAGTCAGATTAGCCGATGTCAGAAACATATCAGGATTCTGTTCAAATAAAATAGAAAAGATATAAAATTGCGCCTTATTAATGGTGTCAATGATGTATGAATTAGCAAAGGCTCCTGTGGTGTCTGTCCCATTTACAAGAGCCGTACTATGTTCATTGATGGCATAACGGATATTCTGAAGAATACTATAACAATTTCCTGCATAGTTCATATTGCACCTGCCCTAGAAAATAACATATTAAAAACTACATTCTTGTCATTAACCTTTGCTACAACATTCGTATCACCAGCTTTTGCTACTTCGTCTTCTTTCATAATATATGACTGAAATCCATACATGGATAGATAACTTCTTAACGTCTTTTGGGAAGCATTTGCATTTCTCAACGCAAATTCATTGATCTCACAAATGATATATTCGATGTCTGAATCTACGATAGTGTTAATGGCACCTTTGAGAATGGATAATTCTGAACCTTCTGCATCCAAAAGAATTAACTTCAGGCGGTCAATGCCTGATGGGAATAATGAATCAATCGTTTCTACTATAGTATTTTGCAAAATATGATCTTCTTTGCTTTTAATGTTATCTTTATTTAATGATATATCCCATAAGGCATGGCCACCATCGTTATCTGTATTGACATATAGGATTGCGCTGGCCTTTCTGTCTCCTAATGCCACGTTGAATAATTCTACATTTCGACCTTCGACCTTAGATTTCAGAATGGAAAAGTTGGTGACTTCTGGTTCAAATGCATACACCTTGCATCCAAGATTCAAACAATGTTCTGCAAAGTATCCCCGATGTGCTCCTGCAATTAATACAGAATCACCTTCTTCAAGAACAGCATTCATAACTCTAATTGTCTCAGGCTCATAAATCATTTCTTTGTATCCTTCTGTTTTAACAATGCAGTCACCAATGCCGTAAGGTCAGACACCTGTTTCTTCAATTCAAGAACTTCAGCGTTGTTTGTGCTTTCCTGCCCAACTGTTTTCTTGGCATAGGACATGGTTAATTCAATTCCAAGTTCTTCTGCATATTTCTTTATTATTCCAGTTGGGCTAATATAACCAAGATTCATATTCTTCCTGGCTTCATTAGTAACATTGAAATCCATTACAGTCTTTCTCTTGAAATCCTCGTTTCTCTTTCTTCCTTTGGCAGCAACTTCTTCTTCATTGGCTCCATAGGCAAGATAACATAATCCTCTGGGTCCAAATGCATTCAATACATGGTTAGCTGCATTGGCTGCCAGGTTTTGCTTCTGGCCAGGTTTCAAAGTGAACGAAACTCCTGCATACTGCATGTCAAAATCTTCATTGGTAGGATTAAAAATCACCATCCCTACCTGTTCCTGAAACATAAAATTGATTGGGTCTGTCATAATTATTACATCTCCTTTTATTTTAACTTCCGATATGATTACTCACATAAGAAATTAATGGCTTCATCTACTACATGATCAGGGCTTGGAAGATACTCTTCAATAGAATGCCCTGGCTTAAACTTTCCAATCTGCCAATCTCCCATCTTCCATCCTATTGTTGAGGTTGGTGTGGTTACATGGTCATCATCAATAATTTTATTAAAGATAGCCTTGGCGTTATGATACTTTGTCCCTTTACGATAAGGAAGGATTCTATCTGGATGTTTACAGGTCGGGATCAAGATAATCTTTGTATCGAAAGCCCCAGCTATGTGTACGGGAACAGAGTCGTTTGTTATTAACAACTGGCAATTTGCTATCAGAGCAATCAATCCCTTCAGTGAAATCTTGTCCCTGAAGTCGATGTCCACATTCGTCGTAGTCTTTACATATCCATGCCCTTCGTTTACGTCTTTCCCTATAAGAGCTACTTTGCATCCTGCTTCCTTTAGTTTTGCTATGGTTTCGTCCCACCATTTCACGGGGAATGTTTTTGTTTCCCATCCCAATCCTGCATGAACTAATACAAGATCACTTAGGCTAGGACATATCTTTTTAACTTCTTCCAAGTCTTCATTGGAATACCGTAATTGGATTTCTTTCTCATTATCTGTCAACTGTCTTCCCATCATGGCCATCGAAATCCAATCCACAGGATGAGCCAATGAATGGGGAACCAAAGCATGAAACTGATTATGAGCGACAAAGTGGGTATTCATTTCATAGACAGCATCAAATTCTTCCTTTGGATATGAATCACTGATATGGATTCCTTCTATGTGAGAATACAATTCTGGGTTTCTGGTCATGACATAAATGTCTGCATCAGGATACGCTGTCTCTCTTATGAATCTGATTACAGGTTCTGCACAGATTACGTCTCCTAAGCCTCCAAATGACCATATAAACAACTTTCTTTTAAAAAGGTACTCAGGGTTAGCCTTCCACATTTCGATGTCTCTGGAGGCAGATTTGAGAGCCGCGCCCTCTCCAAACTGGAAATCAAATCCTGCATAATGAACCAGATAACTATTCAGTCTGGTCATTCCTGTTAATCTATCGAGAATATTCATACGATTATAGTCATAGTGCAGATGGAATATCTTGACTCCAGATTGCATTATTCTCATGTTTAAATAGGTTTGTTCTCCAAAGGCGTTTCTTAAATGTTTAATGTCTCCATTAATCTTGAAGATATGCCGGTGCTGCCTTGACACAACCATAACTCCTGTATTGTAATAGTCGGCCCCATTCCAGTTTGGCAAATCAACATTGTAAACTTTCTTTACCTCATGGATACACATGGCTCTAGGAGTATAGAACCCTTCATTGAATATACCAAACTGATCTTCAGGAACAAGGTCAAATAGAGAAGGAGCATCTGGCCGAATAAGAATGTCTGCGTCTATAAAAGCAATTCTATCATACTTCTTGTGAAGGAAATCATAGATAGCAAACTTAGTCCAATGAGGAGTGGGAACTTCCTGTTCTCCCATGACAATCAAATCTGCTCCACATCTATCTGCATAAGCAGTAAAATATGGTTCTACCTTCTCCCATAAGGCTTGATACTTCTCGCCAGCTACAATGGTCATGATGGCTTTATTCATCCGGTCATCACCACATTCTTACTGGGCTTATGTGGAACAGGCCTATAAGCAGGTCTTGGCTTTCCTTGCCCAGCAATTCTTCCTATCTTGTCCATAAGATAATTCTTGTCATCTTTGGTCATATCGCGGATGTTTTCTCTACGTTTCCTGGTGATGCTCTCTCTCATTTCATAACAGGCCCGAGCCATCTTCTGCAATCGTACTTCAACATTCTCTCCACTTGCCAAATCCCCTCCTCGTAAAACTTCAAGGTCTCTACCTGTGGGCTGGCGGAACCCGCCATCGTCTCTCTTAATGAGAAGAACATTGACGGGTTCCCCATAGCCTCTATCATAGGTTAGGACGAAGTTTTGACCATTAAATTTACATCCAAGCCGCTTGTCCATATTCTTCAAGTCTCGCATGAATGCCCTATCTGGTCTTACATCTTCCATTTTACAATCCTTTCTTATGTAGCAACCGCAGGTGTCAAAGCACCATTCTTGTCAACTGCATTACAAGCGTAGCACTCGAAGCTGAAACACGAACCGGGGTCAACCGCTGTCGCAAGACCATCGGTATGATAGTAGTTCCGCACCAAGAATCCTGTGCAGGCACTTACTAACTCAAGCGCAAACTCACCAGAGTTGTCGTTCTTCAAGAAGCAATCTGCAACCAGAAGATTGGTTAGAATATTTCCAGTCGGGTTGTGGATTGGCGCAATGGCGAAGTCGCCTGCAATGAAGCAGTTTCTAATTTCTACTCCATTGGTCGCTCCCGTCAGGTTAATGGCGTCATTTGCTCCGGCGTTGGGGGCAAGAAACTTACAATTCAGAACTTTCATATTTGCTGCATTGGCGTCGGTGGTAATGGCATTAACAGCTTGCCCACCGGAATCGGCCATAAGAAATTCACAGTTCTGAATGGTGAAGTTTGCCGCATTAACATCAATCGGCGCTGCCAGTTCATCAATACCCGTTAAGTCGAAATAGATATTGTCGATCAGGATATTAGCCGCATCAATATCAATATCCGCTGTCTTGGCCGTTGTGAATGAAATAGTAGGTCTGTCATCACCCTTTCCGAGTCCGATAATAGATACATTGGCTACATCAACGTCAATCCCTGCCGCCGCCACAACCGTTTCCGTGTGACCGGGAGCGACAATAATCACGTCCCCTCTTTCAGCCACGCACTTGTTAATAGCTGCATCAATCGTCAAAAAAAGATGGTCGCCGGGAACTCTCCCATCCAACCACGTTCTTGCCTGAATACCGTCTTTAGCGACATAGAAGGTCTCTCCGGTAATCGGGCCTAATCCAAGACCGGCAATCTTTGACAACTGGATATTGGCTCCAGGGTCAATGTTTCTGTCTTTAATCATTTTAATTCCTCCTGATAGTTTGCCCTAGCAATTTTGCTAGATACTGTTGTTAAATGAATCTAAATACTCTGCCGCTTTCCTTAGAAGGTCAGGGGAGTCTTGAAAATTCCCCAACCCCTGGTTACAATTCGCACACAATAAAGCTCTTACTTTCCCGGTTGAATGGTCATGGTCAACTGCAAAGTTTTTTATTGTATGACCATTGATTCCCGGTTTATCAGTTCCGCAAATCGCACACATTCCGTTCTGGGTAATAAGCATTTTGTCGTATTCATCGGCGCTAATTCCGAACTTCCTTCTCAGATGAAAATTATGCCGTTCTCTTCTAACCTTTTTGTTGTGTTTCCCCTCGTATCTACGCACGGCGTTTATTTCATCTTTATGCTCATTGTAGTATGCTTTTGAATGTTGCCTCTGGCATTCCCGGCATTCATTCCGCAGTTTGTCTTTTGTTCGTGTCTTTCCGTAATGGATGTTGAACTCGCTAACAGGCTTTTTCAAAAGGCACTTCCGACAAATCTTAAAACCCTCTTCTGTTGACCAGTCTGGTCTGGGCTTGCGCTTCTTCTGATAATTCCTGTAAGTAACCAAATTCATACATTTCTTACAGCTATGACACTTTTTGTCTTTAGACTTTTTATCGTTATAAAATAAATCCAAAGACTTCTCTTCTCCGCATTTGTTGCATTTTTTGGTATCCATGAGCGTCTCCTTTTTTTGTTTTTCTTAGAATACACCCATGGATACCTTTTGTCAAGCAATTATTTTATTAAATTGTCAAAGAGCATTTAGAATCAATAAAGTGAAGGTTCACAAAGATCCTTCAGCAAGGTAAGGCAATTACGCTGTTCACATCCAAGTTGTGTGTAGATACGCAGGAAGGCATCCCATTCATCGTAAGAAGCTCTCTGATGCAACTGGCTGCCATCAAGATTGCCCCATCCCAACGGACTTAACTCATACTTCATAATGACATCTTTGGGTTCAAAGAAGATCATATTGGGCTGGGTCATCGGGTCAATGATCATTTCAATAGAACCATCTCCACCGCTGAAAGTAAGTGTCTCATACCCACCCTTCAAGACCGTAGGAGCAAACCGTACGTCAGGAAGGAGCAGATTGGCATATTTGCGTCTCTGTCCCAACCCCATACGAATATAGTCTACTTTCTTGCCTGACCGCATTCTGGTGAGATCAACGGCATTGATCATGAGGTCGATAGACAGCTCACGATTTACAGAAGAATTGGAGATGATATTGGCTTTCCAATGAGGATAGGTGGCAACCTCAATATTCTCAAAGGTCGAAAGATTTGTTCCATCATCATAGATGCCAGTCAGACCAGTAATTTCAGTCGTGGTTGATGCAGAAGTCCATGAAGATGCTGCCCTCATTCCAGCCTTAATTGCCATGCATCCAGCTGCAATACTATGGGCATTGGTATTCGTGAATCCAGATGCCGTAGGATGATTGGTCAGATAGGCTGCCAATGGAGTTTCAAAGATGATCACATTAGTAGAAGGATTAATGGACAGAACACGAGAACCAGCTGCACACGTAGCTGTCGTATTCCCTTCCATAGAATCACCAGCGGAAACATAAAAGTCAACAAACTGGCCTTCCTGGAAGTATTTTACACCAATGTCATTATCAAAGGTTCCTGCCCAAGTTGCATTTCCTGTATAGGAAGCACCGGCAGACAAACGACCCAACTGACCATGTCCATCCCAATGACACTGACGGTTCAGGTCAACAATGATGCTCTGGTAGATGTCATCAATTTCATCAGCCAGGCCATCAACAAAGGCCGCAGCATTGCCTTTGGCAATTTCAATGGCAGGTCCGGTAATCCGAATAGAACCGTAGTTGTATTTCGGGATAATCGTTCCCTGGTCTTTCTTGCCGGTCAAAGGATCAGGAAGAATAGCCGATTCATTTCTTGCACCAGTTCCCTGGGCACGTGCATAACGAACACCAAAAACATAACCCTTTCCAGTAGGTCGTCTATCAGACTTCTTGAACAGGTTATACGTGATCTTTTCATCGTTGAACTGGTTGGTTAATCCTTCACCATAAACGGTTTTAAGGATTTCAACTAAATTTGTAGTATCTGCGTAGGTACTCATTTTATGACTCCTTTAAATATCTCTCTAAACGCTTTATGCGCTTCTGGTAATTTCATTTTACCAACAGGCTGTGTAGGCGCACTTGATATGGCCGCTGCAACCTTTGGCACTTCTCCCTTCTTTTCCAGGTATTCCTTGATTACAGACTGCTTGAAGTTCTCGATGTCTTTCATGCCGTCCACAAGCATCTTCTTGACGGCTTTCTTGTCCAAGATGTCAACGTCATTGAAGACATTGCCGACCCCATAAAACTTCATGGCCAATGCCTGTTGTTCCTTTGATAGTTCTGTATCTTTTACGAATAGAGATACTTCTCTCTCAAAAGACCTGATGGCATTCCTGGCCATTTCCTGTTCTTGCCTTTCCTGGTCTTCTCTCTTTCTACGTTCTTCTTCCTTCTTGAGTTCATTCTGAAGTCTGGCAATAGTCTGTTCAGGGAATTCCTGTTCCCTCTTCTTTCTCTCTTCCTGATCTTTCCAGTAGGCCTGATACTCTTCAAGCTTCTTGGCCTTGGATTTAATCTGGTCAAGATTGGCAATATCTGCTTCCTTCCCTCTGACTTTTAACCCATTTTCAACAAGCTCTGTAAGCTCATCAATAGATTCAAGATTATTACTCTCCATCAATCTCTTTGCGCTCTTGATGAGATTAAGTTCATTCTTGAATCTTGGGTCTTTATGCCAAGGTTGCTCAGGAGACGAATCCTGCTTGCCGTCATTTTCCTTGGGAGACGAATCCAAGTTTACGTCTTTTTCTTCTACTTCTTTTGCAGGTTCCGCCCCTACTTTTTCGGTATTGGTTGAATCCATGTTCATTCCCTTTCTTACTTACCTTTGGTTTTTAATAATATTGCTCTCAACTGCATTACAGCCTCTTTATGCGTCAAGGACTTCTTACTGAATCCTTGAGGGTGGTTTGGGCTTACCACCTTGAATCCCTTTTTCATTTTCTTTAGCTTGTAAGGCATTGGCTTTGACTCCTTCAGTTACGCCATGTTTATACAAATCTGCTTTCATTTGCTTATCTTTTGATTCCATTTTGGCTTCTGTGTCACCAATCTTCTGATTAATCTTGATGACACTATTGGCATCTGGGATCCCTACGAATGGCTCATCTCCAGGCTTGATACCAAGATACTTCTCTACAACCTGTGCTCTCTCAGATTCCTTTAAGATTCCCGGAAGAAGAATTTTATCTATCTGGACATAATCACGAATATCAGGTGGGGTATCCTGAATCATCTTTTGATGGAGGTCTGTATGGTGTACCAAAATAGTTTGGTACTGTTGTGGAAGTTCTGCAAATTCAGGAGAGATCATATATTTTCTATGAACTTCATAATGGGTCTTATGATTGTCATATTTGAATAATGGGTCAAGATTTACGACCTCGTCCTCTCCTGTTTCAGGGTTGGGTTCTGCCAGCATGACAGGAACCTCACCACTGGCAACAGCAAGGTTTTCAGTTTCTGCCCTCTCAACATCATTATTAATTTCGTCTGAGAATGTAGAGATACCCAATCGTTGAAGAACTTCCTGTCTTACTGTAGGAGCAATTTCTCCCTCCCTGAAGAATCCACTTTGAATCATATCCAACATGAATTGTGCCTGACCAGATTTACTGGTAATGAGACTAGAATCCAATTCCAATCTTACATCAGTGTTTCCTCGTAGATCAGATGCCTTGAACTTGGTGATCTTGATCTTGTTCCCACGCCCAAGAGTCTTAATCATCCTTTCTTCTGTCATTACTTCCTGTGCAATAAGGAGTCTCTTCTTATAGACTCTTGCAAGGGCACGGTTGAATCTTTCAATGTCAGGGTATCTTCCTCTTTCAGCAGCCTCTCTCATGCCTTCTGTAAGGACACCGGAAGCATTTGCAGATGGTTGCTGTCCCCTCAATACATTCTTGGGGTCTCCTGCGGCATCTTGCATCTGCATCTTCTGAAACTTTCTTTCCTCGAGAACTTGAGGGGCAAGAGATGTCCCTTCTTTGAATTCAGGTTTCTGTCCCATAATAGGATTATAAGACAAGGCAATAAAACCATGCCCGCCAATTCCTATCTTCTTCAAGCCAACATCACCAGGACTTAATATCTTTGGTTTCCCTATACCCATTCTATTGATAGCCAATGCTTGATCAATCTCATTGATGATGTTCTGTGGAGAGATAAGATCATTAACTCCCGGGTCAGACCAGAATCTTCCAGGAACTCTATTATAATGGAAGTCTGTAAGAGAATAATGCCATGCTCCATCACGAACCTTGATCAGCATTCTATCTTTCTTGTAGATGACCTTATTGCCGCAGATTACCACGTATAAGCCGTTAGGATGCTCTGTAGTGGGTTTAAATTCAACTTCCCTGAATAATACCGAGTCATCATCTTCAAGGCCAAAATAGACACCTGTAAGCTGTCTTCCCTTCCAAGGACTGACAGATTGAACCAGTTTACTGATATATCTTTGATAGTCTATAGTTGTAGAATTTGCATTATCATGTTCTATCTTTGTCTTGAATGTATCTTCAACCCATTCCTTGTCTTTGAGTGATTGAATACCAATCCATCGTTTCTGTCTTAATGTATCTCCAAGAGGGTCAAGTCTTACATTAAAAGGAAGGATAGACTCCGTGGCCACCCCGCCAATTCTTCCTCCATCTGGAATGGCTATACCACTATCAGAATCTGCATAAGTACGCATGAATGTAGTTCCTGATAAGCAAAGAAGAATAATCGTCTTCTCTTTCTCATCAAAGAAGCTGGCATCATTGTCATAATCAAGATAATTCAGTAAGGCCTGGCCAATATCGGCGGCCTGTATATCTTCTTTCTCATCTGTATTTGGCCATATTCTGGGAACCATTTTCTGGTTCATCAGCATGGAGACTACACTTCTTACATATTCACGTATTTCATTTGATACTGGAGTAGGTAGAAGCTGTGCATCTTGGCGTTTTCTGAACTGTCCCGTAGAGACAACATACTCAATATACTGTTCTCCCATGTAATACAAAAGATTCCTTGCGATGACCTGTTCCATCATGGCCCTAGCCGGGTCAAGACGATCATCAAAGAATCCATCAATAGCTAACTTTAATGAGTCATCGCTTTTAAATATGTCTTTATTCATACAGGTATTCCACCTTCGTCATCTGTTTGGACTGACTCATATACATGATTGACCGTATAATTTTCCTTTTTTAAAAGTTTGTCAACTAATTTATTGATTAGGAACAGCTGCGCTATGACTATAGCTGTCAAAAATCCTATTACTGCAATCTCTACCATATAGATTCCTCCTGTTTAATATCTTCCCATATTTGTTCTAATTCCATTCTGGCCATATCATGGATAGATGGGATCCTGTTGATTTGTTTCTGGACAGGTTTATCTGGGAATACTGCAAATAATCCCTTCTTCCCATGGTCAAGTATTCTTGCCAGGGCATCCATCATGTCATCATGAACGCCAACAGGGAATGTTTTATATTCTTCCTCTATGAATACCTTGGTTAAATCAACTGTCTTGCCGTTGGTTCCGGTTCTTATGCAGACCTGTGGAAGATAGACGCGACCCTGTTCGAATAATGGAACCAAGGCCCTTATCCTATCCACCTTGGATACAACGCCTCCAAGTGGGAACACAGGGAATCTGTAGTTTTCCTTCTCCATGACATATCCAAGATGCTCTATATCAGACTGCATTCCATATTCTTCATATCCTACTGCCTTTGGTGAATACAATTTGTGCAGATAGAACAGCATCTGTGTTCTTTCTGTGAGGTTAAGTCTATCTCTTACCATATCAATGATATAGTAGTTCTTGTCCATTCCTAACCCTACTACAAACATGGCTGTATAGTCAGAATTCTTCTTCTTTTTAGAGGCAGGGTCTACAAGGATATAGATATTCAGGTTGTCTAAATTGTCTGCTGGCCAGGTTTTTATCCATGATTCATGGAAATTCTGGGCCTCATCTGCTACGGGCTGTTGGAGCATCTGTGAAGAAAATACATATGGGCCAAATTCCTTCCTCTTCTGCTCAATTCTTTCGGCTGTAAGTAAAACCGGATTGTTGTTCTCGTCATATACAGGATAGATACGTGGAACTACTACTCCTCTCCGTAGCATCTCCCCATAGGTGTCATTAAAAGAGTATCTGGTCCCAATATATCTGGATGCCCCGCCTTCACATCCAAGGTTTCTTGACATCTCCCATGCCCTGGTGGTCTTTTGGCACATCTCAGGCGTGTTTACAGAGTCAATAGTGACCACATCATCATAGATAAGTAGCTTGAAATGCCTTCCTGTGGGCTGGCCATCAACCAATCCCCATGCCTCTACGGTTGCTTCTCTGGTATTAGACGTCCTCTTGACGATAATGCCCTCATCCATAGAATTATGTGTAGGAACCATATTCTTGCCAGCAAGATATAGATTATCCTTTGAGTCGACTTTGATACAGTTCACTATTACAGACTCAACTTCTTCGATTTTCTTAAAATATCGTCCAACCATAATTCTTTTGTCTTTGCAATTATCCAGTTTTCTTTGCAATCTAAATGGTCTTAATGATTTAACGCCAACAAAATAAATTTGATGTGATTCTTTTTTGCCTCTATATTTGGGGAAGCATGAAATATGAGATGGCCTAAATCCAAGTGAAGTAGCAAGAAAAAACACACCTTCTGCGATGGCTTTATTTGTATTTGTAAATATACACATTCCATGAGATTTCTTGCAATGCCCATCAGAGTCCATTAGCCCCTGCAATAAGGAACGTCTATTTTCAATAGAAGAATATAAGTAATCATCCGGTATATATTTATTTTTCAAACAACCCAATATACTTAATTTTTCTTTTAATCCTCTTATCCCATACATAGAAAAATTATCTTCTGGCTTTTTTCTGTATATGTAATATTCATAACCAAGATCACTAAATGATTTTAATAATTCATTTTCGTCATCCCTGTGCATTGAAATTATATTTGTTCCGGAAGTTCCGTCGCCAAGCCATAATCCAAGAATATATGGGTCTATTAATAAATCATGATTTTGATTGATATTTATTTCTGGCGTTGGAAGCATCCTCATTTGTTTTGTTTTTGCTTTAAGTTCAGTAGTTTGCAAAATTTTAATTGTAGAATCATCCCATTTACTACAAGTATATTTTTTATATTCTACCGGCCATAAATGTTCTCCAGACGCTATAATCTCTGTATCATCAAAAATTACCTTATAGCATTTGACGTTTTCCATTGGCCCAGAATTGCCAATAACAGTAATTACATTACCGTCTGCACCATATATTTTATCTCCAATTTTTAAATCTCCATGGTTTTTCCATCCATGCGTTGTTAACACTGGAGTATTACTTGCTAATGACCATCGTGGGGCCTCTGCATTAGGATTGGCCCATAATACTTCAGGAAATAGAGACTTAAGTCCATCATTGGACTCAAATTCCCTCTTGATCTGCCACAAAAACGCTTTGGCTGTAGGCCTGTTGTAAGAAAAGATACCAACGGTTATGTTCGGGTCGTTAAGAATGTCCTGTATGGTCAATCCAAAGGTAATAATGGAACTCTTGCCGGCCTCTCTGAACCATAAATCAAGACATCCATTGGGAGTCTGCTGGACTTCTGTGCATCTGTCCAGAAGCCATTGCCTCTCCATGTCCTCCCTGCCAAGAACCTTGGTCATCAGAAAGAATAAGTCCTTCTTGCATAACTCCCTGACACATTCCTGGACAGAATTGGCTTTCTTGGCCTCATTCAATAACTCATTATACTGCTTGTTCAAGACCTCTAGCTTCATTCTGCCCGCCGAACTATTCTATCTGTTATCTGCAATAAAGCCTCCGGTATGTCAGACTTAACAGCTACATTGGAAGTAGACTGATTGTTCTCCAACCTCTCCATCTCATGCAACATCTTCAATGAAGATATAGTAGACTGCAAATTGGCATCATCTATCTTGGAGTCTGTAATCTTACTTACTATCCTCTCCTGAACACCATTGAGAATGATAGACTTGTGACGCTTAAACTCAATGGACTTCTTTAACTTGACATTGTACCTTCTTAAACACTCAGATACAGTCGCTGGTTTCACTCCTACCATCCTCGCTATCTCTGACTTTGTGTAATCAGAATGCTCTGCCAATGACAATATGGCCGGTACACGGGTAGCCTTATTCCTCTTCCCTACCTCCAAACGAATATCCTCAGGCAATGTCTGTAAATTCCTTCTCCCCAATATCCATCACCTCCATTCATGAACCAAATACACCATCCCAATACCACCTGTCAAGCACTTGTATCCACCCCGTGGAGACATGCCATTTTCTATAACAATTCCAGTATATTGAAAATTATGTAAAATTAATTTTAATAGCTAAAAATGTAAAAAAAATTGAGAAAAATAAAACGCAACGTCCCAGATGAT